TTGCCTGATGGAAGTTTTGAAAGTAAATCTGTCTCATCTATCTCAGGTGGAACGATTACTGTTTCTGAAGCATTTTCACAGACACCAAATGTAAATACTGCATGGATATTATCTAACACATCTGTAGATTCTCAGTTATTTAGAGTAATAACAGTAGAAGAACAAGATGGAATTAATTATGCAATTACAGCTTTATCCTATGTTGAAGGGAAATATGCATTTATTGAAGATGGCACAGCATTACCTACTCGTAATATATCAAATCTTACTGAATTAAAAGATCCTCCAGGTGGGCTTGCTGCTAGCGAACAGATATTTCCTATCAACAACCAAGCTGTATCAAAGATTGTTATTAGTTGGCAACCTATTGTCGGTGTAACGCAGTATCAAGTTAACTACAGATTTGGTAATGACAACTTTATAAGTGAAAAAGTATCAAGACCTGATTTTGAAATAATGAACAGTAGAAAGGGTACTTATGATATTCAAGTTTTTTCTTATAACGTATTAGATCAGTTATCAGCTACTTCTACAAGTATTCAGTTTGAAGCTTTGGGTAAAACTGCTGTACCACAGGATGTAACAGGATTATTAGTCGAACCAGTTTCAGATCAGTTTATAAGATTACGTTTTGATAAAGCTACAGATATTGATGTTACTCATGGTGGAAACGTAGTTGTTCGGCATAGTAACTTAACAGATGGTACTGGTACATTTACTAATTCTGTTGATATTATTCCTGCTTTACCAGGAAACGTATCTGAGACATTAGTGCCAGCAGTTGATGGAGAGTATATTCTTAAATTTAGAGATGATGGTGGCAGATTAAGCTCTGGAGAAACTTCTGTTGTTGTGACAACTCCTGATCCTCAACCAAAACTAGCTGTTATTGTTGACCGAGAAGATCTTGACTCGCCAACTCCTTTTGCTGGTACAAAAGTAGACTGTTTTTTTTCTGATGATGTAAATGGTCTTGTTCTTGGATCATTAACAACATTAGATTCTGAGTCAGACTTTGATGCCATTGCAGATTTTGATTTTCTTGGTGCGGTTGATATTACTGGTGGTTCTTATGAGTTTGCAAATACTTTGGATTTAGGCAGTAAACAACCACTTAGATTAAAACGTCATTTTGTTACACAAGGTTTTTATCCTAATGACCTAATTGATAAAAGATCAGGAAATATTGATACTTGGACAGATTTTGATGGTGCTACTGCCTTTGATGTTAATGCTAAATTATTAGTTGCGACTACTGATTCTGACCCAGATGCAACTGTTAATGGAGTGTATTCTCAATCTGGAACAACTATAACTGTAACTAAAAGTAGTCATGGATTATCAATAGGTGGTTTTGTAGTTCTTACATTTACTTCGGGTAATGGAGTTAGTGGTAATTATGAAATCCAAACTAAAACAACTAATAATTTTACAGTTACAGCAGCAGTTAGTCAGACTACAAGCGGAAACGTCACTATTAGTTCAGAATTTTCTAAATTTAATACATTTGCAAATGGAACATTTATTGCAAGAGGATTTAAATTTAGATGCGAATTAGATACTGATGACCCTGCACAAAGTATCGAAATAGATCAATTAGGGTATTCAGCAGAGCTTGATAGAAGAGTTGAAACTGTAAATACTGCGATAGCTTCTACAACTTCAACTAAATCTGTGACCTTTACTAATTCTTTTTTTACTGGACAGAGTGGAACTAGTGTTGCTGCTGGCTCTGCCTTACCAACAATAGGAATAACCATTGAAAATATGACGGCTGGAGATGAATTTTTCTTATCTAATATTTCTGGAACTGGTTTTGATATAGATATTAAAAATGGTGGCAGTAATGTTAATAGAAATTTCAAATATACAGCCATTGGATTCGGGCGTGGTAGTTAGTATTGAATTAAGATATACTTAGATAAAAAATTGGATTAGGTAATGGCTACTCACGATTATGTTATAGACAACTCCACGGGAGCTAACGTCAGGGCTGATATCAATAGTGTATTACAAGCGATATTAACAAATAATAGTAGTTCTTCTGCTCCCAGTACCACAGCAGCGTATATGTGGTGGGCTGATACTACAAGCGGAACATTAAAGATAAGAAACTCCAGTGATAACGCATGGGTGGAACTTTTACAGCTTGACGGAACTTTAACTCTTGAAGATGGGTCAGCCTCCTCTCCAGCACTAGGATTTCGAGACGATTTAAATACTGGCATTTTTAGTTCTGCCGCAGATAATTTTGATATTTCAACAGGAGGATCTGTAAGAGTTAATGTAAGCTCAACAGGATTATCAGTAACAGGAGCTATTACTGCATCAGGAAATATTACTACCTCGGATAAACTTGTACACAATGGAGACACTAATACTGTAGTAAGGTTTCCAGCAAACGATACTATTGCATTAGAAACTGCTGGCAATGAATCATTTAGGGTTGATTCGTCACACAGAATACTTGTAAATACTACTGCTCAAAGAATAATTTCTGGCGGTTCTGCAAGACTTCATATAGAAAATAATAGTACCGAATTGTTATCTATTTGTAGAAATTCAAGTGACAATGGAACAGCTCTTTTTGCTATTGGTAAGACTAGGGGTGGATCAATAGTGCAAGATGATGATGTTTTAGGAACTATTTCTTTTGCTGGTGATGATGGTAATGATTTAAATCATTCTGGGGCAGAAATAAGGGCTGCTGTTGATGGAACACCTGGAAGTAATGATATGCCAGGCCGTTTAGAGTTTAGAACAACTGCTGATGGTTCTTCTCAATCTTCGACAAGAATGACTGTTGACTCGTCTGGAAGGGTGCTTATAGGTAAAACTTCAACTTCACAGACTCATACCTTACAGGTACAATCTGATTCACAGGCTCAAGCTATTGCAATTTATGGTAGGTCATCAGATGACATTGGTGAAATAGCTTATTGGGAAAATGATGGAACTACTAAATTAGGTGAATTGCAATATCGTCAAGATCATATCGCATTAAGACATAGAGTAGGACATATTGAATTTGCCACTACATATAGTGGTAATTCTGTATCTGAAAGAATGCGTTTAATTAACGATCAGTTGTGTATAGGAATGACTTCTGGTTCGGGTTTAGGATCTTCTCGTAGATTGCAAATAAGAGGAACTTTACATTCAAATAATGGTATAAATATTTTAGCAACACATAATGATGACAACCCTGCTGTTATTGATATTGGTAAGAGTAGAAGTTCAAGTAATGCAATTCTTGGAAACAATGACGATGTTGGTCAAATAAATTTCTATGGTAATGATGGTTCAGGTTTTCATAGCATGGCTAGGATTTTGTGTAGCTGTTCAGGTAATGACACAAGTAATGATGACCTACCGTCAGTGTTGAAATTTTTTACTTTGACTGATAATAGTACAACGTTACAACAAAGAATGCTAATTGACCAAAATGGAATTACAACCTTAGATCAAGCTAATAGTTCTCAAAGTTCAGAATGTTTGAAGTTAAGAAGAGTAAATGCAGCTACCAATGTGCAGAATACAATGATTGTTTTTGAATGTGGTAATCAGGGTCGAGGAGCTATTGTTTCAAGTTCTAGTGATGGTTCATCTCCACAGTTTTCATCTGGTTCAGACTATAGGATGAAAGAAAATATAAGGGATTATACACAAGGCTATGACACTATAAAAGCTATTCCAGTAAAGATATTTGATATGCTTACAGATGGTGCAAAAGATATAAAAGGCTGGATTGCACACGAAGTTCAACCATATATACCAGAGGCAGTACTAGGAAATAAAGATGCAGTTGTTACTCAAGCAATGGTGGATAGTGGAGAAAGAGAAGCAAGTGAACTAGGTAATGATATTATGCAAAACCTCGCAATGGGAGCATTTATGCCAGATGTTGTCAGTGCTTTACAAACAGCGATAGCAAAAATAGAGGTGTTGGAAACCAAAGTTGCAGCTTTAGAAGCTGGTTAGTAAAATTGGTTAAATTACGAAGATTTTATGGCAACTCCACAGGAGCTTTATGACGAGACAAAAACTCGTCTTGATTTGAATATTGCAAAATTACAAGTTTTACAAAGAGAAATTCAAGAAAAGCAAGCAGAAGCACAACAATTAATGCAACCGATCATGGAAGATCAAGGTGCATTAAAACAGCTAGAAAAACTTAGTGATGTTGTTCAGACTGTAGAATCAAAGTAAAATAAAATTAAAATCTTATTATCATGGCTGTCACTTGGGATGTTGCTGCTTTAGATGCAACAAAAACTGTAGGTTCTTTATCTGATGTAGTAACTTGTGTTCACTGGACAGCAAGCGAAACAGACGGAGATTATACTGGTTCTGCTTATGGCACTGTATCTCTTGCTGATGCTGATTCTGGTTCTTTTACTGCTTATGCAGATATTACAAAAGCAAATGCGATTGCATGGGCTAAAGCTGCACTAGGTTCTGAAGAAGTAACAGCTATTGAAACAAGAATTGCTACGCAGATAACAGAATCAAAAACTCCTACTAAGACTTCTGGTGTACCTTGGTAGAAATAACAGAAAGTCCTACATAAAGTGGTGCTAATGCACAGATTCCACAGAAAGTTATAATAGTCACAGGTACTAATGCTTTTGAAAAGGCTTCTTTCATGTTTCAAAAAATAGCAAATTGTTTGAGTATAATCTCATTTCTAATGGTAGCTTCCATGACTGCTACAGGAGTAATAGGTTACAGGTATGTAACTTCTGAAAATTTCAAGTCTCAAGTTATGAATGAAATTCTTAGTAATGTGCAGGGTGCTATGCCCAAAGTCTTGGATAATGTAATACCCGAAGCAACAGGGCCATCTATACCTTTACCTAAAAAATGAATTGTTATTGGTGTGATACAGAATTAATCTGGGGTGGCGATCACGATACTGAAGATAATACGGAATATTCTGTAATAACTAATTTAACTTGTCCTAAATGTAGTTCTTATGTAGAGATATACAAAAGACGAGATGCCTACGATTGATATACCTCGTTTTAGTATAAACGAGATTCAAATACATGAAATACCAATATGGAAGTTTAATAATCCAGCAGTAAATTACATAAATAAACCTGTTGTAGATATTCCAGGTTGTGTAAGAGTTCATCGAAATAATTTAACCAGCCTTATTGACAACCCCAAAGATGAATATGGAACATATACAGAATGTGGTAACTTCAGTATTCCTAGTTTTGAACCTTTGGAGTATAACCCCAACGAATTTAAATACACACAAGCCGAAACCGCCAATCAGACAGAAGAGTTTGTACCGCCAACAGTAGAACCTCCAAAATACGAACCAAAGAAAGAAGAAGATAAGCCTCTTTTTGTGGAATGTCCTGGACCAAACGACCAAAGAGTAGGCCAATATGCTTCAGAGTTTAAACTGGAGCGTGTATCTGGGCATAAAAGAAGTGAAGATGGTAGTAAATGTATAACTCTCTATGAAGACGTTAAATTCATCGAGCAATACATACCGAATCCTCCACAGCTTGTTAGCACTGCTCTCATTGCTAGCGTTGCTGCCACTACTCCATTATTACTTAATCTCGTAAAACCCTTAGTACGACAGGCTTTTAAGCGTTTAAGCAAACCTAAGAAAGATAAGGTAGAATAATTATCCGTAGATGAGTTTAATACCCGTGACTTATCTACTGGCCTATTTTTAGTTCGTGAGTGTGCGGTATAACTTGATTAGGTTTTGGAGCAATACGAACTCCCTCACATAATTTTGCGTACTCACTTTTAGGATCAAAATAAATTCCAGCTAACATTAACTCTCCACAATTTTTCAATCGGGCTATTTCATAGTTGAGCATTTTTGCATTTAGTTCCTGTTTTTGTAGTTTTATTTGTGTGTTAGCTGCATCGAGGCAAGAATCTTGAAATCTTTTATCCAAAGGAATATTAAATGTAAATGCGAATCCAAAGTTGAGTCCTAAAGAATCTTTGTTACCACTGTAGTTTTCTTGATAGTACAGTATGTTTCCTGGATTATCGGGTACACCATTATTATCATCATCTGTTGGATCGTACACGGGTGTACTATAAATGTAATCTTGTGGCCGTCTTTGATTAAATGTTGTGGTTACGAAAGGGCTAAATCCCATTTGTGGGCCAGAACAAACTATTCCATTTCCATATTGATTTTCTACCATCGGACCACCTAATACTTGAGTAGCGAAGTTTGATACTGAAGATGAACTTTGTGCTACAGGAGCACTAGTGTTTGACACATTAGCAAAAACTGGATTACCTACTAAAGTTATTGCGAGAAGATAGTTGTGGTATCTGTGACGCTTGTGCTTTCTATGGTTCGGGTTATATCGGTTACGGATTCCATTCCAGGTGCTTGATAAACTTCTGTAAATTGAAAGGCATCTCCCTGATTTGTTTGAGTCCAATTTGGTCTTTGATCTAGATTTAATCCCTGCCATGTATGAGTAGTTCCGTTTATAGTTTCGCTAACAGTGGTAGCTGCTGGAGATATAGAAGATCCATCATGCTGTATTCCTGATCCTGTAACTGAATACAGGAACCCAGA